GCAAAGCGGTACGGCAGGATGCGGCCTTCGTACTTCTCGAAGAAGCGCACGAACCATTCGAGATCGGACGGACCGAACAGTGCGGGGTCGAACCCGCCGATGTCGGCATAGCACTCGCGCCGCATCAGCATGGACGCCCCACCGATGGGGATGTTCTCCAGGCGCACGAGCGTGCGAATCCACGCCTCACGCGTCCTGTTGTGCGCTCTCAGGGCGAACTGTTCCCACGTGGGGCGCTCGCCCATGCCCATCTCGGACTTGCCCGGCAGGCCCCACACACAGCCGATATTGGCGTGCGAGTCCAGATATTCGACCTGCACGGCCAGTTTGTCGGGCGATATCCACTCGTCAGCAGACAGCGGCTGGAGATAGTCTCCAGAACTGTGCGCCATCGCGTAGTTCAGCCCGTGAGGGATTCCTTGATTTACATCAAAACGGTGGACAAGGATTCGTGCGTCGTTGAACTCGTTCACCACCGCGGCAATGTCCTCGGTGGACCCGTCGTCGACAATGAACAGGTCCCAGTCGGTGAACGTCTGGGCACGCACGGACTCGATCATCCTCTTGAGATAGCCGGACTGATTGAGCACCGAGGTGCAGATGCTGACCCGGCTCACTGGAAAGGCCCCTTGTGACCCACGAACAGACTACCCTCACGATTCGCCATCGGCATCTCCTCGAAGTTGACTACACGCTTCCAGTCGTTCTTCTGTGACCACATCGGCACGCCAATCTTGTTGAAGTGGTCATAGATCTCGTGTGCATTGGTCCCGTTGCGGACCTCGAGCACGCAGTCCATGTGAGCACAGTCATCAGCCGTCATGGTCTTGCACAGTTCAGCCTCGTTGCCTTCGCTGTCGATCTTGGCGAAGTCAGTGCCGGGCCAGAGATCCTTGCAGTCCACTACCTTGACCACAGTTTTCTCGGTTGGTCCATAGCTGTGCTTGAACCCTTCCAGATGATTGCCGGTCAGGTTGTTAAGCACCCGAACGAAGCTCGCATTCCCGTTCTCGGTGGATACCGCATAGTTGAATGGTCTAACCCTGTTGGCACTGTTGGCCGCTAGGTTCTCAAGCAGTTTCGGAAAGTGCTCCGGGTCGGGCTCGTAGCACCTGACATCCCAGCCCATCCTGGCCATGCAGATGGAGTGCAAACCAAGGTTCGCGCCGATGTCCAGCACGTGTTTCCAGCGGTGCTTGTTCTGTGCGTACATGGCAAAGATCATCAGCTCGGTATCGCCGAACAGGTGAAGACTGTCGATGTTCCCCATCTTGACGTAAGGGAACTTGATGGGTCCGAATGGCCCGAAACAGTCTGTAAGCACCTGCTGCGCACGGGCGCGGCTCACTCAATCCCCGCCATTTGTCGGTCTTCCTTGTAGGTTCCAGCCTGCACGTTGTCTCCTTCGATGGTTGCGATGATGGATTTTTCCCGCAGCACCACCAACATTTCCCCGTTCACTGTCGTGATCTGGTGTCCGTTGGTGGAGAACAGGATCTTGTCTCCGGCCTTGACCGAGGTTGCCTTCGGACCTGACGCAACAACCGTCCCGATGTCCTCGCGGTAATCCTCAGACCATGCCAGGAGAATACCGCCAGCCGAAACCTCTGCAGGCTCCGACCGGCGGATGACGACCACATCTCCAAGAGGGGAGATGTTCATGCGGCAACCGTGGAGCAGGCAATCAGCCCCAGGTTGTTGAGCGCGATGGCGATGGAACTGGCCAGCGCACCCGAGCTTTGCGACAGAGATGCGAAGCTCGAACCAGAACCGAGCAATACGGTGCCGACCTTCGATACTGCCGTGGTCACACCATAGAACCCGATCAGGTCCGAGGGGCCAGTTCCCAGCAGGGTTCCGACCGCGTTACCGTCACTGAGCTGACGGAAGGCTGTTGAGGTAATAGGCATGATTACGCACCTCCCAGACGGGTAGCGAGTTCATCGTAGTACACGGTCGACCCGTACAGAATGTCGATCCGCGTCGGGAACACGTCGTTGTTGATGTCGTACGCCCGGATAACACGCATGCTGATGTTACGGTAGGTCTCGCGGGCAGCGAAGTCCACCCCTTGCGGGATCTCCATCGGCACCATCACCAGACCGAATGCATCACGGGTGAACGCGATGTTCTGCGGAGAACCGATTTGCGTGTTGGTCGTGCCAGTCAGCCAGGTAACGGTCGTTGCAACCGCCATGGCGCCCGTAACGTTCTGGTAAGGGCCAGAAGTAACGATTGCCGGGCTGAACGTGAGGATGGTGGTCGATGCAGCGGCACTCGTGGCCGTCAGCGTGAAGTTCTTCAGCACGCCGGTCGACTGGCGGGACTGCGGATTCACGTTGAACACGCCGTTGACCGTGAACACTTCACCGATGGCGTAGGTATCCGCAGGCGTTCCACCGAATACGCTGGTGGTGTTGCCGTTACCCTGGGCCGTGGTGATGACCGCGGTCAGCGAGGTATTGTGCTGCGCACCAGCCAGAGCCTGGATGTTCTGGTCCATGTAGACCTCGTAATTACCGATGGTCGCAAGGTAGCCTTTGACCAAGGCATCCTTTGCGGTCGGCATCACGAACAGACCCGTTTGACCACCGGCCAGGCCCCAGTACCCGTTCGGGTTCAAAACCAGCGTCCGGTTGTCTTGAGGTGCCGAGTTGTCATCCATGCGGCGCCCGGTCAACTGCACCGAGCTGGAAAACGCCACAGGGTTGACCGTGGGCGTGCCCACGTAGTTGCTGATGCCCGTGACGTTGGTGAGTACGTCAAAGTCCACTTGGTTCGCCAGAGAGGCCATGGAAGGCTTCAGGTAGCGCTCGGAGAACTCCTCGACCGTCAGCGTCAGGTCTTGGGACGTGAACTGGAAGTCGACGTGCTTCTGTTGGTTGACTGTGATGGTGACCGACGGTTCTGCAATGTTCTGGACTTGCAGGCCCGCGCCCGACGCAACCGTGAACTTGTTCGGCTTCCTGATCGTGAGAGCGTTACCGATCTTCACGAACTGGTTCTCGAACTTGCGGTTGATGCGGTTGGCGGCCACCAGGTTGTTCTCCAGGATCACCAATGATTCCTTGGTGATGATCGTAGGAGTAAGCAGTACCTGGGTAGACATGGTAGGGCTCCTTCGTTAGTGCCTGGCACCTCGTCCCCAATCGGCCTTGCGCTTGGCTGCGTACTCTTCCATGGACATGTCCTCGAGGGACTTGCTCACGGTGTCGCTGCCTGCTGCGATGGGCTTGATGGGTCGCGGTGCGGCGGATACAGGGGGTTTGGTTGCTGCAGGTGGAGTTTGATTCGCCAGCTTGTCGCCAATTTTTCGCAATGCATAAACCTGCTCAAGTATGTTCGGAACAATTTCCATTTGACGTGTATTCGGGTTGAACAACGTCAATGTCATGTTCGAAATTCGAGCCGCTTCTTCAGGATGACTCCCAAGGTAATGCTGAATATCAACACCGTGTTCGTTCTGCTTGATCTCTTCTGCCATGGGCCTTGAAACAGTAACGTCGGGCCTTCTCGCGACTTCATCGAAATCGGGATACCTTTCCACGGCTTTACTGACTCTCAACGCATAGGCTTCATCAATCGTACGTTGTTGTTCTTCAATTACCCTTGCTTGTGCTTCCCGCATTGCTTCAAAACGAGCTTTCTCGATTTCCCTTCGGGCTGTCCATGCGGCCTTGGCCTCGGTGTGAAAGTCCATGGCAGCGTCATAGGCATCCGGATCGGAAAAATCGTGGCGCGATGGCCTGACGGGCTCCGAATCGTCGCGCTGTGGTGCCGGCGCCGGCGGTTCCTCGGGATTACCCGAAGCCCTTTCCAGTGCGGCCAACGCTTTGGCAAGTTGTTCGCTTGCCTGTCGCTCTCGTTCCCGTCCTTCTCGTTCCTCTCTTAACTGCTGACGCAACTCCGCGAGTGCTTTTCCAACACCACGGGGCTTTTCTTCTCCCGCCTGTTGTCCGGATTCCTCTTCCGTCGCAGGGGTCGCCGATTCCCCCGGTTGTTCCGCCTGAGCTTCAGGTTCTGCTTCAACCTTGGCAGGCTCGGCCGCTACAGAGTCTGGCTTTGTCTCTACCACCGGCATGTCATTGGTGGAAGACAATGGCGGACTCTGCTGGTCCAGCAGGTCAAGGACGGCAGGTTGCTCGACTACTAGTGCATCAGACATGTGGGCGATCCCTTCCTATGGTGAAAAAAAAACTGTGCCATCTCCATGATGACCTCTTCGTCATCCTCTTCCTCGATGTGCTCGACCAGCGCGTTGATGCGCTCGGTCAGTGCGTCAGCACGGGCGATGTATGCATCAGCCGTTGCCGGGGTCGGGACTTCCTCGATGAAGGTATCGACCTCTTTCACCACCTTGGCAATTCGCTTGGCCTCGGCCTTCGGGAGAATGCCCATCTCGATGCGCAGCTGCTTCATGCGCTCGAGTTCCTCGGCCTTGTCCTTCAGGTCGCGATACCACCAGGGGCGGCGGGTGCCATCGAAGCCTTCGTAGCCCCACCATGCGGGCGCACCGCCGGACGGGGCTGGTGGAGCAATGGGCGTGGCGCCGCTAAGACCGGATGCTGCCGCCTGGAGCGCCTTGAGGGAGTCGACGCTGTAGCCGCGAGCACCGACAGCGCCGAACGCCTGTGTCTGGAGAGCCCGCAGCGTGTCGACGGCACCGGTCACGGAACCGGAACGACCCGTTGCCGTGTCCGTCAGGGGGCGCAGCGTGCCGGCAGCGCCGCCTACCACGAGATTGCTGCTGACCGTGCCGCCGGCATTGGTCAGCAAGGCGCGCAACGTGTCCTTGGCGCCCGTAATCGCGCCGGCAAGGCCCGTCGCCGCTTCGTTGAATGCGCGCAGGGTATCGGTCGTTCCGGCGGAGTAACTGACCGTGCCGCCGGACAGGTTCGTGAGGTGCTTGAGCGTATCCGTGCCCCAACCGATATCGCTCAACTGCCCGGAAGCGGTCGCAGTAATGGGCTTCAACGTATCCCTGCCGCTGCCGATGTCTGCAATGGCGCCAGTCGCGCTCGCGGTCAACGGCTTGAGCGTGTCCTTTGCCCCCGTCAGCGCACCGCTGGCACCGGTTGCAGTCTCGGTCAGCGCCCGCAGGGTGTCGGTCGTGCCGGCTAGAGCACCTGCAAGACCGGTCGCCAGTTCGGTGAGCGGCTTGAATGTATCGGCGCCGCCGCCGGTCGCATTTGTGACGCCACTGGGAGCATTTACGTAGATTTGTGGTTTCCTGGGCGGAAACAACGACCACGGGTTCTGATGCAGCTGAAAAATCTCCGAATCCGTGAGGACGCGGTAGAACACATAGACAAGGGCAACGCCACCCGTTAAGAACGTGGCGCCACGCTTGCCAATGAACAGGTTCTGGCTGCTCGTTATGCTTCCAGTAGCGCCGGTGGCATCGGTCGCTTTCCTGCCATCGGCGAAGAATGACAAGGTGGGACCTGTGAATCTGCCGGTAAAGTGATGGAATTGGCCATCGTTGAATCCGGTGATCGTGCCAGTCGGCAAGATGGACCCACTCGACTGTGAACGAGCCCCCATTGCTCCAGGCGTAGCGCCGAGTCCACAAGCGAGTTCGAATCCGGCTGTGCCGGTACTTGACCGACTGGAGATAAAGAACGAATCCGCCTGCGAGCTTTGTGCTATGACCCCGAATGTAACCGTGGAAGTGACAAGCGCTGCTCCGAGGTCTGTCGACTGCGAGGAACTCGCCGTATAACTGCCGGCAATGACCTGTCCTACGACAGAAGTGCCGAAGCCGTTCTGATATCTGGGCGGGAATGTCGTCGAGTTGACGGGCGTCCAGAGCAGCGTAGGCGCTCCGAAAGGCCCGTTGTATATCTGCCCTGATATGCCGAGCGGCTGTACATCTCTTTTGCCAGGCAGGAGGATCATTGCTTACGCCACCGTATACGTCACGCCCGTATAGACGGCGGTGAAGTTGGCTGCGGTGGAATTGAGCGCGAATCCACTTCGATTGCTGATGACGAAACCCCAGGCCGCGGGCATGAACCCGAGCGCCTGTGCAACGGATACCTCGTCCCGGTATATGGTGGTCGCTGCAGGGGTGTTGATGATGTGCGCCTGCACGAGGTTGGTGGGTGAATCGAGCGTGATGCCAATGTCCGTGCTGACGTTCTCCGTGCGACTGCCATTCCACATGATCCCGTCGAGGGACTCGTACAGGTAAATCTGGCACGCCTTCAGGTCCACGGGCGCGTTGGTGCTCGTCTGCACCTCGATGTGCAGGATGGCATCGTCGTATCGCGTGGTCGTGTTGTAGACCGGCGTGCTGCCACGGGCGCTGCTCGCTGCCAGCGTGGACATGGTGCAGGTGATGGCGCTGGTTACTGCATATTGGGGTTGTATGGTCGCCATTTAGGGCCCCGCTGCGTAGTAGACATCGTAGAACCCGACCAGCGTACCGATCCCGAACAGCACCTCGCCCCGGCTTGCCTGCTTGAATTGCAGCGCAGCGAGGTTGGAACGCGTCGCCGCGGCGCTGCTCGTGTAGACAGCAAGCGCCTGCGCCTTGATGTTCGAGCTGTTGATGGCTACAGAGCCTTGAGCTGCCGTGATGATGGCTTGCCACAGGTCACGCTGCTGCTGGTTGAGCGCCAAGTACTCCGAAGCTACCACCGCGTTCTGCAGGTCCTGGGCGTTCACATAAGCAACGCTGGTGCTCTGCCCGTTCGCGGGGTTGTTCAGTACGTCGGCGATGCCGGACCAGTTCTTGGCAGCGACGAGCGCGGCATATCCGAGCGCGTTCGGGTCGCTCTGTATCTCCACCTTGAGCAGCTGCGTGACGATGGCCACGATCAGTGCTCCGGCAGGATCAGGACGTAGCTGGTGACGGAGACGCTGGCACCCTGGGCGAAGTTGTTCGTGTTGAAGTTCATGTCCGAGGCTGCCGTGCTGATGCTGCCGTCGATCTGGACCACCCGGCTGGACGACACGGCCCGATAGAACAGCGCAATGCCGGAGCTGGTCGCCGTGGTGGCCGTGATGGCGTTGGCGGTCCAGGTGCTCGAGGCCGCGGTGCCGGCTGTACCACCGAATGCAAGCTCGGCCAGCAGGAAATGGCTTGCCGTGGTGTTGGTGTTGGCATCCGCGGGCTGGCTGGATCCCGCATAGATGTCGATGAATCCGGAGTTCAGTTGCACACCGATGGCGGCCAGCGCTGTCGATGCACTGGTGTTGCTCTGAAACAGGTTCGATGGCATTTACTTGGCCTCCTCTTTCATCTGGCGAAGGTTGGAAGCCCCGCCACCCACAATTGGCACCGGTACTGGTGCGGGTTGCTCTGCTGGCTTCTGTTCATCGCTCATTGCACTGTCGTCCTTTTCACCCGCTTCGCCTTGGCAATGCGGTTGGTTTTCGGGTCACGCTCGAAATGGATCTCGATGTCGTTCATGTCCTTCATGCGAGCCTCGAGTTCCTTCACCTGCGTGTGCAGCTTCTCGTTTTCCTTGTCGTACTTGGTGAGATCAGGCTCCTTGCTGGCCATCTCCCGAGCCTTCATGTCCTGTTGCATCTGGGCTATCTGCAAATCCTTGCCCATCTTGAGCAAGTCGGTATGGAACTGCAGTTGCATTTGCGCCACCTTGGCCTCGAAGTCGGCCTGCACCTTGGCAAGCTGGTGCTCGGTATGCGCACCCTGTCCGTTGCCCTCTGCCATCTTTACCTGCAGCGCCGCTATCTTTGCCTCGAAGTCCGCCTGGACCTTGGTCATCTTGGCTTCGTAGTCCTTGGCGATGGACTCGCGGTCGTTCATGACGCTCATGCGGTCGATCTCTCGGTCCTTCTCTTTGTCGCCCAGCATGGCAACAGCCTTGTCGTGCTCCTGCTTCAGTTGCTGCATCTGCTGCATCAGGGAGGAAACAAGGGCTTTCGCTTCGGGCGGGAGCTGGTCGAGCTTCTTGTCGAGCAGGTGCGGCGGCAGCATGGAAGCCAGGCGCGAGCCAATTTCCTCAGCACCCGGCCAGTCCATATTCTTGGCAATCAGGTCTCCAATGAGCGGCCCGGACTGTGGCACGGCCTTCATGAACGCTAGCATGGAGTCGGCTGCTTCAGCCCGCTTGGTGGCAAAGCTGGGACCGACCGTCACGGCCACGTCGTAGTCGCCGAGCTTAGGGTTGTAGAGGCGCTCGAGCCGGCCGTCATGGGTCTGGCGCTGCCCGTGCGGTGTCTGCAGGTTGGGGTCGACCTTCACCCGTTCTTCAGATCCGTCCTCTCGCAGGATAGTAAGAACCCTGGGGGTGTCGTAAATCTTCGGGATAAGATCAATGAGAATCCGTCCGGTATGTTTAAGACTTCGGGAAAGGTTGTCGACGTAGTGAAAATTTCCCAGGTCCCCGGTCCGCTTAAGCTCACGTAGTGCTCGTCCAGATTCATCGTAGGTGCGCTCCTGCAAAGTGGCATCGAACCTGATACCGGTCGTTGCCTGCATGTCCTGAGCGGCGCTGATCTTGGCTTGTACAACACCAGCAGGCGGGCCAGCGAACTGCTGACGCTGCGGGGGCGGCGCAGGCTTGCCGGCCAGGTTCACGCCCTTGTAGAGCAGGTAGGGCAAGGACTTGTTGTTCGCTTCCTTCCACCGTTGCTCGTGTCCTTCTATCTGGCCCTCTTCCATCACCCACGGGGCTTTCGGGGCAAGGGCAATCAGCTCGGTCTCGCTGGTCACCCAGAAGTTGTACATGCGCTGGGCATCCTTGGCGTCACGGATCAAGCCGGCAAGGTTGGTCTTGCCCTCGATGTCGATCTCGTCGCCGATGACCTTGACGATAGGTATCCATTTGCCGGGCCAGTCCTGTTCCTCGAGGATCTCCTTGGCGGTGAGCTTGTACCACTTGATCTTGCGCTGCTGCACGTCACGCTCATCGACCCGCTCGGCATCCTTCAGGGACTCGTCCAGTTCATCCTCGAATCCCACGTGACCGTTCGCGAGGTGGACGAGCTTCCGTTCCTCGTTCTCCACGCAGAAGTATTCAGCGATGCGGATGTGGCTCGAGGTTGACCAGTTCTTGTACTCGTCGCCGATGCCGCCCTCTTCCCATGGATAGTCATGGGCATCGGGGAACATTTCCTTGAACTCTTCCCGCGGGATCATGTCGCTGATGAATCCCCACTTGGCGTCAGAGCCGTCTGGCTCCTCGCTGTCCGTGTCCAGGTAGACCCTGAACGGGTTCTTGATGCGGGCAATCTTCACGACCTGGTCGAAGGTGTCGTCGTCTTCGTAGTCGGTCAGGATGCGCCAGTAGCCCCAACCATTCGATACGGCGTTGTCGAACGCGGTGTCATACGCAACATCGGCATTGCACTGGCGCTCGATCTGCCGGATCAGGCCCTTGAGCATCTGCGCTGTCTCTGGGTCGGACTTGTCACCGACCGGGCTCACGTTGATGGCTGGACGGTTCTGCCGCTGGTCGTTCGTTATCTGGTGCACGAACGTCTTCATCTTGTTTATGGTGAGGCACGGGCGCTTCTCGAGCGTGCGGCTGGCCCTCACCTGCTCCGGCCACTGGTCCCCGGCCTTGAAGCGAAGGTCTTCCACGGCCATCTGCCGGTTACGCGACTCCTGGGATTCGGCACGGTTGAAGCGCTTGACGATCTTCGCAATCTTGACGTCCTGACCCTGCTCGGTCTTCTCGTCGTAGTCGTCCTCGTCGGGCTTGCGGTCTGTCTGTATCGGTCCGGCCATCAGCGGGCTTCCTCATCAAATACCACGCGCCCGTTCGGCAATACCAGCTTGTTACCCTGCCACGCAGGAGCGCCGGGCATGGCCCACTGTGATTCGTTGCTGAACGTCTTGTGATATGGAGTCTTCCAGATGTCCGGGTAGTGAATGGCATTGTCCACAGGATTGATGGCAGACACTGCACGCGGGTCCTGCTCCTGAAGCGCCTTGTAAAACCCTCGCATGTCGTAATCAGCAACAGTATCGGCAGGGTTGAATGGCACCTTGTTGGCCTTCACCCATTGCTGGAACGCAACCTCGGCATCCGGTGACAAGACAGTGGTGTACTGACCCTGCGCCGCATACTTCTTGTTGCGTTGCATGTTGGCTCGAAGCTCGCTCATGTATTTGTCGTCAGCCAATCTCGATCTCATGTGGTTGAACCTTGGACGCCAGGCAGCCGAGCACGTAGTCACGGAAGGCTTCGCGGCGCTCCCGGTTCTTGCTGCCGGGCTTGTTCTCGATGTCGGCAGAGAACGTGCCCTCGGGCGTGGTGGCCATCATGCGCAGGGCATCGCGGTCGTTCTCGATGTCGTAGAACTCGTAGTCACTGAAGCGAACGAAGTAGGTCTCGGTCATCCCATCCATGCGACCCCCTCATCACCCTTGCTGTAGGCCAGCACACGGACTTCTGGCTTGGCTACCTGCTTGCGCGGCAGGCCGATGCATTCACCGAGCGTGCGCAGCGCATCGGCAGCATGGGAGTTGTCATCGTGCAACGGCTCCTTGGCCCACTGCCCGTGCTCGTTGATGTCGTACCGGTAATGGCGCAACGCCTGGAGCCCGTCCTTGCAGTGCTGCTCATCGAACCATAGGCGGTTGAACAGGGACTTGGTGGCGTTGATGCCGAGCTTCTTGTCGGGAATGCGCTGGACCGTGACGACCTTGTGGCCGACGTCCTTCATCTGCTTGGAGATGGACGGCGCCGCCAGGGTCTCATGGTCGGCATCGTGTGGCAGGTAATGCTCGGCGTAGACATAGCCGCGGTTCTGAATCTTCTCGAGGTAGTGCGAGAGCTTCTGCAGCCGGTTCTGGTAGAAGTCGATGATGTGATAGTCGAAGCCTACCTTCTGCGCGAACCAGATGGACGTGCAGTCGCTGAACCCCAGGTCCCAGAAGGTGTGCACGGGAACGCGATGGTCGTAGGCAACCCGGGTGATGCGCCCCTCGTCGGTGGCCTCGCGCAGCTCGGTGGCGTAGATGGCGCCATCCAGCGTGACGCGGCAATGACCCTCCCAGATGTTCAGGTACGCATCTGGGTCGCGGTTCTTGAGTGTCTCCATCTCTTCACGGAGCACATCAGGAAACCAGGGATTGTCAGACCAGTTGACCTTGGCCACGAACGTATGCGGGGGCGGGTTGAGCACGAAGCGCTCGTATGTCTCGTCGCTGTCCAGCTCGGGGTTGAACGTGACCCATATCTCGGAGCTGGCCTTGCGGATGGTCGGGATCAGCGTCTCCCAGCTCGACTTGCTCACCGTCTGGGCTTCCTCCACCCAGCAGCGATCCACGCCCTCGTAGGACTTGATCTTGTTGACGTTGTGGCGCAGGCCCTCGAAACTGAACTCGGTGCCGTTGGCGCCCTTGATGCTGTTGAGCGTGATCTCGTAGAAGTCCTCGAGGCCCAGGGCATAAACCTGGTCGGCAAGGAGCTTGTGCACGCTGTCCTTGATGCTGGACTGGAACTCACGGGCACAGAGGATACGCAGCGGGCTGCGCCATCCCTGGAACAGCAGCGCCCGGGCACAGGCCCAGGACTTCGCACCCCCGCGGCCGCCGTACGCTACCTTGTAGCGATGGGACTGGAGCAGGAACTCAAGGCGCTTTGGTAGTTGCAACGTCAGCATTGACGAACTCCACTACTGCCCTGAGTTCGACAGGCTGATCAGGGTCGCCCGTATGCTCAATCGATGACAATTCAGGCAAAGTACGCTTCAGAAGTATCTCGATTGCCTTGATTTGAGTCGATGAGAGTTCAATTTTGTCACTGATATGATCTTGCAATCGATTTATCAGCTGACTTGTCTGAATCTTGGCCCGTACCTCGTCCTGGTGATGGGCGCGGATACGGGCAGCCACATCAGCCCCGAATCTTCTGTGTGTTCTTTGGGTAGCTGCCGGTCAGCTTGCCCGATCCCTGCTTCATGATGGCAGCCTGTGGGGTGGGCTTGCTACCGCCGCTGACGCCGCCCATGCCGGCGATCTTATAGCCCTCACCTGACCGGTTGGCTGATGGATCGTTGGGCGCATCAGGGTCCTGGCTGTTGCCGATGGGCTGGCCGAAGTAGTGGGTGAACGTACCGTTGCGCTTGCTCATTTCTTCTTCCCCTGCTTGCTGGCGAGCCAGGCGGCATCCAGTTTGGCTTTGCCTGCCTTGGCTCGTTCGTCGTACTCGGCTTGGCTGATCTGCTTCCCGATGCCGCGGGTAGGTGCTGCAGCAACCTTCGTTGGCGCAGCTGGCGCCTTGCCGCCCACGTCTTCAGCAGTCATCGCACCGGACTGGACAAGTCCTTTCTTGGTGCGGGCTGATACACCGTCAGGGCGAGCCATGATCAGCCCTTGTTGCCGGTGCCTTCGGTGCTGTTGCTGGGCCGGATCTTCTGGGTATTGACCGGGTTGCTGGACTCGATGTTGTACTTGCCACCCTGGGGGCGGGAGCCGGAACCGACAGCGTAGCCGATCATGGCTGACTTGCCGCCGCCATTGGCTTTCTGGCTGACTGTCTTATTGCTCACGCCGACACCCTGTGATTTGCTGGGTTTCATGTCTATTTCCCTTTCTTGGGTTTGGACTGATGTTTCGGAGGTTTGCCGGTAGCGAGTGCCTGACCGGTACTGGCCTGACAAATGGCGGCAGCAGATCCCCTGCTGTGGGTCTGCTTCACTTTCTGATAGCAGCGGTCGACTTTCGTCCCTGTCGGCATTGTGTTCTCCGGCTGTTGACCCTATGTAAACCTGTTTGTGTGAAGTGTCAACTGGTCGTGTGATCATACAAATTGCCGATTGTTCACACACATTATGTTTACTCGGGGAGAAGTTCATACAAAACCCTGTCAATAGTATGAACCCCCTTGACCCTATTAAAACCTGTCTATCAATCAAGTAATTACGGTGTAAGACGAATATTTTATTCGTAATACGCAATTCTGGGGTTAGCATCTGTTTATGGGTTTCGCTTCGCTCGCTTTCGCTCGCTATGCACCGGAACCCAGCTACAGACCCAGTGAGTGCGGGCCTGTGGAGCCACCCAAGCTCAGACAGGCCCGCTCAGCACAGGGTCATGAGCATGTTTGAGTGATGAGCAACAACATGGTCCTGCGCAGTGCCCTCGCCTCTGAGCCTTGTGGGCTCCAGGCGGGGCACACGCTGAACCTGGTTATGGGTTTGGGTTCAGGGGTGGGGGTGCAGGGGGAGGGGATTTTTTGGCTGTTAGCCGGTAGCGCTCGCTCGAGCGTTTCCATTCCCGGACCTTGTCGGGGTTTTCCCGCTTGTACTTGTTGACGGCCTTTTTGATTCTGGCCTTGTTCTTCTGGTAATACTCCCGCTGCTTGGCCCGTACCTTTTCCCTGTTGGCCAGGTAATAGGCCCTCATGTACTCGGCCTTCTCGGACTTGCCCTCTTCCTGAACGATCCTCCTTGCTCCCTTAATGGGCGGGTGCATGGGGTAGAACAGGTCGCGCATGTCAGCTCCTTGGCGGGACGAAAAAAAGCCCCTCAATCGCCGGGAGGGACGGCAGAGGGGCTGGAATCGGTCGTGCTGACCCGAGGGAGGGACTGACTGGCGCCCATCCTATCCCTGAGCTGATAGACGCGCAACTCGGGCACGGTCCCTTTCCACAAATACGTGGCTTGTGTGGTAATTCCCAGCAGCTTTGCCAGCTCCCGCCTCGAGCCGGCCAACGCTATCGCTTCGTCTGTGTTCATGAGCCCATGATACACGAACAAAGAATAATTGCAAAAGGTGCTTGACAAGGCACTCAAGCACGCTTACGGTTCAACCGTGCACTTCGCACCAGCAAGCAGGCCCTGAAGGGCCATACAAACAGGAACCGGACCATGGACAACGATCTTTCTTATGACGACATCACCCTGATTGCGGATGCAATGGACTTCCGCAAGATCCTGACGGTCTACGACCGGATCGGATTCGAGGCCGCCTGCGACGAGCTCGCTGCCCAGTTCGACAAGGCACGCGAGGAACTCCCCGAACCCGATGACACCGAGCACTGGCTTGACAATGTCAACCGTGCTCGCGACATGAATGCGGAGCGTTGATCATGAGCTACGCAACGGTGCAATTTCATCACGTGACGTCGGTCGAGTTGGACAAGACCGTATGGGAGAACGGGCAGGCGTACTTGTCCATCTCCGTGAAGGACAAGGACGGGCAGAGCATGGACATCATGCTCTACGCCATGACGTCCGAGCCGTTCGATGTTTTGTGTCCCGACAAGGAGGAAGTATGAGCAAGCACACACCGGGACCGTGGAATCTCGCCCCAAAGGCAGTAAATCACCAACTCCTGTATGGCCCGGTGCCGGGTCTGATTGCGGACATTCACAAAGATGAAGACGCTCGCCTGATCGCGGCAGCGCCGGATCTGCTGGCGGCGCTGCAGCATCTGCTGTTGACGATTGGCAGCGACCCCGAACTGGAAGAATACTTGGAAACCGGATCGGCTCTTGCCCGCGCCGCCATCGCCAAGGCTACGGGGGAGACACCATGAACGAGTACTTCATCCACCCAGCCCTCGCCATCCTCCTCATGTTCATCGCATGGCTCGCCGGCATGATCATGGGCGCTGTACTGCTGGTAGGCGGCTAGTGTGCTGGCTCATCGGCGCCCTGATTTACCTCGCGCTGATGGTCATCACGCTGGCCCTGTTCGCAATCAACAAACGAGAGGATGACTGACATGAAGCCCATTCACACAGTCGGCGGTCCGTTGTCCGAACTGGTCAAGACGCCCCAGACCTATCAAGCCCATCCCCTGTATTACCCCTTCCAGCTGCAGCCATTCACCACCCTGGCAGACCGCAACGAGGCGAAGCGCCAGAAGGCCATCGCCTGGCTGGGCACCCGCTGGATACTCCACCCGCAGAACAAGGTCGCGAGGATGCCATGACCATGCTGATCATGATCGTTGTCTGGTTCGTGTGTCTGTTCGCCTTCCCGCCGCTGGCCGTGGTACTGGGCATCTTCTGGGCCGTCATGCTGCTGTTCAGGAGCGAGTCCCATGAGTGAGCAACAGCACATCGCGACCTACGAACTCGAGCACCGCATCTGGTCAGCACTGGATGCGCTCAGTACCGGGACATGGACCCCGGAAGATCTGTCCATGATTCGCTACAGCACCGGCCTCAACTACCAACCACCTGAAAGGAACATGAACGTGCCTAATCTCTCGGAAATGACCGGCGGAAAGTATCTCAAACAGCAAGATTTTCCAGCCCCCAAATTGCTGACTTTGACCCATTTGACCAAAGAACAAGTGAATCGCGATGATGAGCCCGTAGTAGTTAAGTGGGTAGGTTACTTCAAGGAAACTGACCGCGGACTTGTGATGGGGACAACGAAGCTCAATATGCTCGCTGCCATTTTTGGGTCAACCGTTTCCGAAGACTGGCACGGCCCAATCGTGGTCTATACAAATCCGAACGTAATGTTTGGCGCAAAGGTTACTGGAGGTCTGGAGATTCGCGCTCCCAAGAAGCAGACCGCCCCGGAGAAGATTGCCGAGGTAGCTGCTCGGGAACAGGCGAAGAAGCCCATCGCTGCTTTTGACGAAGACGACCTCGATTCGATTCCTTTTTAGACATGGCCAACTCACCCGCTTTGTATCAGTTATCGGATCAGTACCTGCACGACCTGGAAGCCCTCCATGACTCCGACTTGCCTGATGTGGTGGTACAGGACACGCTTGCTGGTCTGGCGGGTGAGCTTGAGGATAAAGCTACCGCTGTTGCTATGTTTGCTCGCAATCTGGAAGCTGCGGCTGAAGCTATCAAGCTGGCGGAGGGCAAGATGGCCGAGCGCCGCCGAGCCATGGAACGCCGGGCCGATGCCATCCGCAAGTACCTCAAGGACAACATGGAGCGCACGGGCATTTCCCGCATCGAGTGCCCGTACTTCACGCTCAAGATCGCCCGCAACCCGCCCGCGGTAGTGGTGGACGATGCCCACGCCATCCCCGCCGACTTCTGGGTACAGCCACCGCCACCACCGGTACAGCTCGACAAGAAACAGGTCGCAGCCACCATCAAGGCCGGTGCCCAGGTGCCCGGGGCGCATCTCGAGCAGGGCACCCGGCTGGTGATCGAGTGAATGAGCTGGCTCTTTTCGCGGGCGCTGGTGGAGGCATCCTTGGCGGGCACCTACTGGGATGGCGGACCGTCTGCGCCGTCGAGGTCGATCCCTACGCAGCAAGCGTACTTGCCTGCCGACAGAATGAAGGCATTCTCCCGCCTTTCCCGATTTGGGATGACGTTCGGAGTTTTCGAGGAGAAGTATGGCGAGGCATTGTTGACGTGGTATCTGGCGGCTTTCCCTGCCAGGACATCAGCATCGCCGGAAAGGGCGCCGGAATTGACGGCGAGCAGTCGGGACTCTGGTCTCACATGGCGCGGATCATTGGCGAGGTTCGACCCCGCTATGCGTTCGTGGAAAACAGTCCAGCTCTCATTACTCGCGGACTCGGACGAGTGCTCAGTGATTTGGCCGCGCTCGGGTATGACTGTAAATGGACAGTGCTGGGAGCTGATGCCTGCGGATTTCCTCATCACAGAGCCCGATTGTGGCTGGTTGCCAACTCCAAGCGGAGTGAACGGCGGGAGGAATCACACGATGGGCCGCGTGGACGAATGGGGAGGGTCAAGCAACCCGCTTCGGGGAACAGAGATTGGCAAAGCGTTATCACCCAATTTCGAGGAGATCGTTATGGGCTTCCCGATAGATTGGACCGCACTGACTGCATTCGAAACGCACAAGTTCCGCTCGTGGCGGCAACAGCATGGCGACTGCTGACGTCATGAAGCTCCACAAGTACGGCGCCGTGCGTACCCAGGTGGATGGCATCAGCTTTGCCAGCAAGGCCGAGGCAGCGCGCTACAAGGAACTGAAGCTGCTCGAGAAGGCCGGCGAGATATTCGGTCTACAGATGCAGCCCCGCTTCCCGATTGATGTTAACCAGGTTCATATTTGTGATTATGTTGCCGACTTCAAATACCACAGGTACCTGGACTCAGGCCATCAAGTGAATGTGGTCGAAGATGTGAAGGGAGTTAAAACGCCCGTGTACCGGCTCAAGAAGAAACTTGTGCTTGCCCTCTACGGAATCGTCATCAAGGAGATATGACCATGCGCACCATCATCATTGCACTTGCCATGTTTGCGGCCCCCGCACTGGCGCAGCAGGACAGCTGGACCTGTACCCAGACCGGCAACGTCATCACGTGCCAGGGCTTCCAGAACGGGCGCTGGGTCGTCTGCCAGACCACGCGCATCGGCAACCAGACCAATACCCAGTGCTGGTGACATGATCGACACCAAGGCAGTGCGGTCGCTGCTAACCAGCACAGAGACTTTTGTAGATGGTGCAGAGGTTGAACTCGGCAAAGCCCTTCGCCAATGCGCGGACGAGATCGACGCGCTGAAGAGGGCCATTGAACAGTGTATCGCCATGGCAAACGGCAGGGAAACGGAATGGGGCGAGCGTGCGGAGTCAGCATTCGAGTTTCTACACGAAGCCATCGATCGCGCACGGAAGGGGACGACATGAGCGAGAAACTATGGCCGGATGTTCACATGGCTGAATCAGTGCCGGCGAGCAGTCAAGTCTATCTGGCAGACGAGGCTGACGAGATCATCCGGGCACTGCGCTCCGAACGCGACACCCTGCGCGAGTTGGTGCGGGAGGCTTACGAAGAAGCGGACTTAGGCTGGCTTGGAACCAAGTGGGACGAGCGCGCCGAGAAGGCACTGAATGCTGACCGCTGAACGATTGCGCGATGTGCTGGAATATGACCCGTCTGGGGGTGAGCAAAAGACCATCCGGAAAATGGATCTGTCGAATCGTTGTTGCCGGCGCTTCGGTACACATCGGAACCTTTCCAACCGCTGAGGCCGCACATGCTGCCTACGTGTACGCCAAGCGCACGCATCATAAGTACGGGACACTCTGATGCTCGTGTATTTATTCGACGGAACTCATACCGGCCTGTTGGTCGCATCGAACGTGATGCCGCTGGCCATCGGGCTGATCGGGGCCAACATCAGGCGTGAGATCCCCGAGGCCCGCGTGGAACTGTTCAAGTACCCGGATGACCTCGACGCCGCCCTTGCCCGCAAAGTCCCCGACGTGTTCGGCATCAGCAACTATTCATGGAACTGCGAGCTGGGCAACGCCTACATGGCCCGCATCAAGCACCGCTGGCCCCATGTGGTCTGTATCGCAGGTGGCCCCAACTACGACAAGGAAACTGCTCATGAGTACTTCGAGCGCTACCCCGCCACGGACTTCTACGTATTCGAAGAAGGTGAGCTTGCCGTTGTGCAGCTGCTTCGGGTTCTTGCTGAACGGGGTTTCGCAACTCATGGAGTGCGAGTGCCAGGCTGCCACTACATGGAGGGAGGCAAGCCCGTACAACCGGAGAACCTTCCACGTCTGCGATCCCTCGACGATCTCCCGAGTGCATACACATCAGGATTGATGGACAAGTTCTTCGATGGCGTGCTGATACCCATGACGCACACCACCCGCGGCTGTCCGTTCTCCTGCACCTTCTGCACCGAGGGCAACAGCAACTGGAACCGTGTAGCGAAGCGAAGCACCCTGTCGGACGACCTCGAGTACATCGCACCCAGGGTCGGCACCATCCGCGACCTGTACCTGTCCGATGCAAACGTGGGCATGTTCAGCGAGGACAAGGACAAGGCCCGCGCTATCCGCTCCGTGCAGGACCGCTACAAGTGGCCCGAGTACATCCACTGCTCAAGCGGCAAGAATCACAAGGAAAGAGTGCTGGAGTTTGCCGAGATCGTCGGCGGCAAGATGGCTGTCAGTGCTTCCATGCAGTCCACGAACAAGGCTGTGCTACAGAACATCAAGCGCGAGAACATCAGCGTAGAGCAGCTCGTGGACGTGGCCAGGGCCGGCAGCAAGATCGATGCGAATACCCATGCCGAGATCATCTTGAACCTGCCGGGCGACACGCTGGAGGCCCATATCCAGAGCCTGAAGGATGCCGTTAACTCGGGCGTGTCCTACCTGCGCATGTATCAGTTGATCATGTTGCCTGGCACGGAGATGAACAGTCCGGAGACCCGGGCAAAGTACGGCATCCGCACCCACTGGCGCGTCATGCCGCGCTGCTTCGGTCGCTATCACTTCCAGGGAGAGTCCTTTGACTGCGCAGAGATCGAGGAAATCGCCACTTCTCAAGCAAGCCTCCAATTCCCACAGTATCTCGACGCTCGCGAATGGGCTCTTACGGTCGAGATATGCCACAACGCGAACGTATTCCGTGAACTCTTCGGGCTCTGTGCTGTTTCGGGACACGAATGGTTTCTACTACTCACTCGCTTCCATGAACGACGGCGGGACCATCTACGTGAACTGTACGACCAGTTCCGACAGGAAACCGTCGCCCCCCTCTGGGAAACCCACGAAGAAGCCCTGAAGTTCGCGTCCACCCACATCGACCAGTACCTGACCGAAGCCCTGGGCGTTAACGAGCTGTTCAACGCCAAGGCGGTTGCGTTCTTCGAGCTACAAGACAAGGTGCACGACGCCCTGTATGGCGAGGCCATGCGGCTCATGCCCGAATATGGAGAGTACCTTGAGCAAGCAAAGAGTTTCAGCCTTCAAAGGAAGCAGCGCCTCCTGGACCCTGAGCCGGGACGAGTCGAAAGATACGACTACGATTTCGCTGCGCTACTCGAGTCAGACTTCGCCGGAGATCCTCACAGCCATCGACGCCCTGTTACGGTTGGTTTCTTCCACGACGCCGATCAGCGGGACTACATAGACCAGCTCGTGCACCAGTACGGGACCACCAACACGGGCCTCGGCCGCATCCTGCTGCGCTCGCACGTCAAGAAGTTGTTCCGCAAGGTCCAGATCAATGGGGTGGAGACCGAGCGCGGGTTCGAGAACCAGTACAGACGCAGTACCAACCTCGGTGACTGACATGCGGTTACGAACGCCACGACGGTACAAGCCCAACATCACTTTTAAACGACATGGCAGCAGATACGAAGCTGTCGTGGTACTGGCAGAAACGCCGCGTTCATCCTCACCAATAATTGTCGAAGGGTTCGGCAAATCCATGATTGAAGCTGCCCGCAATGCCAACAACGCGCTACAGCGTTTCCTCAGAGCTAATCGGTACTGACAAATGAAAATCCTGCTCACTGGCGCAGCCGGCTACGTCGGCTCTGCGCTACATCACAAGCTTCTGGATGCTGGCCATGAAGTAACCGGCATAGATACCGAATGGTTCGGGCGAAGCGAATGTGATGTAGAAAAGTTCGATGTCCGCAAGCTCGACCAATCCAGATTAGACAATCTGGGAGGTTTCGAGGCCATCATCCACTTGGCCGCCATCAGCAATGACCCGTCGGTGTCGCATTACCCGCGGCTGTCGTGGGAGACCGGGGTACTGGCTACACAGCAGCTCGCGCAGATGGCATCCAAGACGGGTTGCCGGTTCATCTATGCCAGCTCGGTGAGCGTGTACGGAGCCGACCGCGGGCAAGTCGTGGAGGACATGGACCTGCACCCGCTGTCGGACTACAACAAAACCAAGATGTGCGCCGAGCGAGTGTTGCTCAGTTACCCGGAGATCCGCCCCCAGATCATCCGCCCGGCCACCATCTGCGGACTGTCACCCCGCATGCGGCTCGACCTCACTGTGAACCTGTTCACCATGCAGGCGCTGATGAACGGCGTCATCACGGTGCACGGTGGGCAACAGTACCGGCCCAGCATCCATATCGACGACATGACGGATCTTTACCTGTTCATGCTCGACCATCCGGAACTGACGGGCATCTACAATGCCGGATTCGAGAATCACCAGCTGATCGAGATAGCCCGGACCATCGGCCACATGACCGGCGCAAAGGTGGTGGTGACCGAGCAGAAGGACACGCGCAGCTACAGGGTCAACTCCGACAAACTGCTGGCGACCGGCTTCAAGCCGAAGAAGAACATCCGCATCGCCATTGCCGAGCTCGTCATCGCATGGGAGGCCGGCACCCTGCAGGACCTGCCGCAGTGGACGAACCTCACCTGGATGCAGCACCTGGGGATCAAGGATGAATAAGACCTGCATTGTCCTCGGCTCCGGCTCCGACATCATGGGCAACCTCGAGCCCTTCCTGCGCCGCTCCTACAAGATTCACGAATGGAAGCGCGGCGAGTCCCTGCCGCTCGATGACTGGGACCTCGTCATCTGCTCAGTGGGCACTGTTGCCCCTGTCGGGCTGTGGCACAGCGTCGATGAGATCGAGTGGCTGCACAGCATCGAGTCCAACCTGATCACGCCCTTCCGGCTGCTGCAACGGCTGTGGCCCACGCACAACCCTGGCGCGTCCGTATGCTTCATGGCCGGCAGCAACCCCCAGATGGTGATGAGCGGCTACAGTGCCTACAACACGGGCAAGATGGCGCTCCTGAAGATGGTCGAGCAACTGGACCACGAGAGCCCCGATGCCAAGTTCTTCGCATTAGGCCCCGGCACGATCCTCACCAAGATCCACAAGCCCACCATGGACGCCGGATGGGACAATCCGAAGCTCGCCGCGGCGCTGGCCAAGGACGAGGCCCGCGAGCTGAAGATTCGCCAGGTCTACGAGTGCCTCATGTGGGCAATCGACCAGCCGAAGGATGTTATTGGCGGTCGCAACATCTGCGTGAGTGACCAGTGGGGGCCGGGCCTTGCCTGCATGCTCAAGGCTGACCCGTGGATGTACAAGTTAAGGCGCGTCGAATGACCGCCCCCGTCATTATCGGCAATGCCACGCTGTACCTGGGCGATTGCCTTGAAATCCTGCCGACGCTAGGGAAGGTGGATGCGGTCATTACCGACCCGCCGTATGGGATTAGAGCCAACGAAAACCCCGTGCGTGGGCGTTGGGGCGCTTCTGTGGAGGCTGGCGGGGCGTGGGATAGGGAAAGGCCAACCGAGGCGCTGTTGGCTCTCGTGGTGGCTTCTGGAGCTAAAGCCTGCATTTGGGGCGGCAACTATTTTGCCGATATGCTTCCACCAACAATGGGTTGGCTGATTTGGGACAAGATTACGCGGGATTTCAGCCTTGCAGACTGCGAATTAGCGTGGACTTCGGAAAATAGGGCTTCGCGGATATTTACAAAGTCTCGTAATCCAGACGACAAATGGAAGGGGCATCCGACCCAGAAGCCCGTCAGTTTGATGGAATGGTGCGTGGCACAATTAGGTAATCCAGAGACCATCCTCGACCCCTTCATGGGCTCCGGCACCACAGGTGTCGCCTGCATGAACCTCGGCCGCAAGTTCATAGGCATCGAGATCGAACCGAAATACTTCGACATCGCATGTGAGCGGATTGAGAACGCACAACGGCAGGGGACGTTGCTGGATGCCTACGATTCGACGGACAGGAGTCACGAACAGGTGAAGTTGCTATGAAAGTCGCTGAAGCAGTGGCACGCTTCCTGCAAGAAAAGGGACTGACCCACGTGTTCGGCGTGAACGGCGGGGCCAACCTTCACTTGATCCATGGAGTCTGTGATGTCACCACGATCCAGTTCATCCCCGGCACGCACGAGTGCAACTCCGGCTTTGCGGCTGATGCCTACGCTCGCGTGGCTGGTCTTGGCTGCGCTATGGCTACAAGTGGCCCTGGGGCAACCAACCTCATCACCGCCATCGCTACGTCCTATTACGATTCCGTGCCAGTACTATATATCACCGGAAATGTTGCCACCTTCCGATTCGGATCTCGTCTAGGCGTTCGGCAGTACGGGTTCCAGGAGACCCCGATTGTCGACATGGTCAAGGACATCACCAAGTACGCCAAGCAGGCGGTGAGGGCTGACGATGTCATCCCCCTTCTGCAGATTGCCATCGAGTGGATGAACACGGGGCGCAAGGGACCGGCGCTCATCGACATACCCGACGACATACAAAGAGCCGACACTGGATGGTCACCGGAACTGTCGTGGATGGTCGAGCCTACGGAGCTGGTGGACGAATGAACCAGATACATGAAGTAGCCGACCTGCTGGTCGAGGCCCGTCGCCCGGTCTTCATCTGGGGAGCCGGCATCCGTCCGTATGCAGCAGAGGCCCTGTACCTGGCCCGCAGGCTGATGGTCCCGGTCGTGACTACATGGGGCGCCATCGACCTGATTCACCACGATGATCCACTGATGGGAGGCGGCTTTGGAACACACGGAACTCGCGCAGCTAATTTCACGGTGCAGAACAGCGACCTCGTTGTGTCCATCGGATCAAGACTCGATACTAAGGCTACTGCAGACCCCAGAACCTTTGCCCGCGGAGCACGCATCGTTATGGTCGATGCCGATCGTGCGGAGATTCACAAGTTCGATCAGCTCGGACGGACCATAGATGTACCGCTGTGCATGGACGCGGGTCAGTTCATCAAGCAACTTACCGAGGCAATCACCCTCTGGTCAGACAAGCTCGCATGGGTGCGGCAGGTCCATGACTGGCGCAAGCGCTATGACACGCCGACCGTGACATGGCCGGGCGTCAATCCCTACGAGTTCATGAAGGAGTTGGGCAAATGGACGACACCCGTGGATACGATTGTTTCGGATACTGGTACTGCGTTGGGCTATCTGATGCAGTCCTTCCCATTCAAAGGGGAACGGATGATCCATGCCTTCAACATGACCCCGATGGGCTACGGGCTGGCCGGAGCAGTTGGAGCGGCCTTCGCGACGAACAGGCGGGTGATATGCATCGTCGGGGACGGTGGAGCGATGATGTCATTGCCCGAACTCGCGACCATTTCCAGATGGAACCTGAACGTGAAAGTGATCCTGTTCAACAATCACGGCCACAACATGTGCCGGCAAACTCAGCGGCAATGGCTCGGTGGGAAAGAGTATGCGACGAGTATTGAAGGCGGTCTCGGTTTCCCCGACTTCCATCTGACAGCACGGTCCTTTGGTATTCCGTCGTGGACCGACATCCATTACCTGTTCATGGACGACAAGCCCGGCTTCATGGAAGTCGAGATCCACAAGGATGCGCACCTGATACCGCAGGCACGGTTCGGCAAGCCCCTGGAGGATGCCGAACCGGAACTGCCGCGGGACGAGTTCTACAGGCAGATGATCATCAAGCCGATGGCATGAATGACCCCGAAAGAGTTACTCGCCAAGGCAAAAACACTTGACATCGAGACAGCCGTGCTCATCACGGTACTGCCCGACGGCAAGCTCTATTGCCTCAGCACAGAACTGGATTACGAAAAGCTGATGGACATCATCCGCCGGTTCCTGAAAGACCTAGATACGTGAATCAGGTCAGGCGCGACTGAGCCTTGGCAATGGCCGCATCGAGCGTGCTGAAGGCTGCCGCCCAGCGCGGGTCACCATCGGGCCAAGCCTCGGCCTGCGCCTGCTTCAGCACCGCTGTGGCCGCATTGGCTGCGGCGATGGACTCAAGCGCCACGGAAAGCAGGTTGCTGATGGCTGAAATAGCTGCGACGGTTCCCATCATTTCACCCCTTTCGCTGTCAGGTAAACGGCCAACTGGTTGAGGATCGACTGAGCCGCCTGGATGCTCGCCTGCGCGTCCGTGGTCTTGCCGGCGACCGCCAACGCCTCAGCCTGCTTGTAAGCAACGGTGGCCTGGCCCAGGATCTCCTTTGCCTTGTCGTAACTGGCACCCGTGAGCTTTCCGGAGTCGTGCAGGTCAGCCACCGAGTTGGTGGCGCCTACCAGCGTCCAGCCGGCTGCGTAGATGGTTTGCGTGGTACCCACCGGCTTGGTGGCACAGGCGCCCAGCAGCGCAACAGCAATCAGTAGTGCGTAGAGTGTTTTCATTTGGTGGCGATCCCGTTGCGAAGCGCGGCCAACCCGAGGCCGGTCAGGGCCTGGTCGACTGCACTGATGAGTGTCAGGTCACCGTGAGCCCATGCACCCACGGCAGTGAGCAGTATCCCGATGGATACCATGTATGTTTTGCTTCCAGACATGAAATTACCCATTTTGCTTCCTTTCGGCACGCAAATCGCGCTGGTTATGAATTGCTGAATCGTTCTATGGGAGTCATGAACATTCTTGGCTAACGAGCAGTTCAAAGGATGGGCGGTTGTTGGCCCAGGTCAGGAAGGCAGCGAATGCCGCACGGGAGTTGACCACCTCCAGTGCATCGCCTGTGAGCGCGGTGCCAGTTCCGAGCAGCACGCAGCCCTCGGAATCCGCATTGGTGTTACCCGGATGAAACAGTATTCCCGAATGACCCTCCACGCCCATGATCTCGTAGGTCTGGAACGGGAACCCCTTCGAGAGCCGATGCAGCCCGCGGATGCAGGTATAGGTTCCCGCTGGCACTGCCGGCTTCAGGTCGAAACTGTGCTCGAGCGTGAAGAACCGCGGCACGTCATCGAGGAACAGCACCGAGAAGATGCCATCCACCCTGCTTGCGAGTCGCTGCAGCTTGTTCACTTGAAATGGTCCTTGAACGCTTCCCAGATTGCGATGCTGGCAGCTCCAATACCGCCGATTACCCATACGACACCAGCAGCGAATCCCCGGTATTTTGTCAACTCTGTGGCCAGCATGTCGATGCGCTGAACGATGGTTTCCTGTCCTTTCATGAGGGACTCCATGCCAGCTTCCAGAACGGCAATGCGCTGGCTTTCCTCGGATGGTCCTCTACGCTCGTTTCCGTTCCAGTTTGCCATGGTGAATTATGAGTAAAACTCGATGATTGCTATTTGTCCGGACCCGCCATTGCCGCCAGACTGACCTCCCGCACCACCACCAGCACCGCCTGCGCCTACCGCATACGCGTAACTCGATACTCCGGATACTGGCGAACTGAAGAATTTTTCCACGTAGCCGCCAGATCCGCCACCAGCGCCAGTATTGGCTGCGCTTTGGCCACCACCACCACCACCGCCGCCCGTTCCTGCAGCGGCACTACTTCCGTTCGTTACGGAAGCCCCTCCAGTTCCTGTGCCTCCAAAATAACTTCTACCGCCATCACCGCCAGCAAAGAAAGCAAATACGCCCGCGCCGCCAGCCCCTCCACGCGCTCCGACAACATTTACATCCCCCCCCGAAGCACTACCGCCCGCACCGCCCAGGCCAGTTGGTATGCCGCCCAATCCTCCACCGGCATTAAGATTGCCAAATGTTGTGGCTGCCCCAGTGCTACCAGCATTTGTGGTAGAAGCGCCGCCGCCGCCGCCGCCGCCCACCATGCGCACCCAAATGAATAAAGAGTCAGTGGGTATCGTATAAGTGCCAGTTGTAACGACTGTAAAAGTCGTAACCGACGGCGGTTTACCAATGGTAAAACTTCGGTCGGCAACACTAACTGTTCGCTGCGTAGAGCTGGCGAATTGGTTGATGTTCAACGCCAGCAACTTTGTGGTATCGGACGACGCGGCAATACGGAATTGCCCGTCTGTCTGGCGTGGACTGCTGATGTTGATGGAACTCAACAGACCATATTGGACAGCAGACAGGCCGGAATCGAGCACGCCGGAATCGTTGCTGGTGTAGACGGTGGTCGAGCCGCTGGCAAACGTATCGGCGACGATGGTTCCGTAGACCGTCCCGCCCGTGTTCGTGGTTTTGACCCGCCTGCCAACCTGGAACGTGTTGGTCTGGTCGCCGGACAATGTGAAGCTGGTCGTGGCAACAAAGGTAGGCGTGGGGCCGGTGATCCACTCGTTACCCGTCTGGGCCGCCACATCGTTCATGCCAGCAAGATTGTCCTTGGTCCAATACGGGGACACGGGCGGGTCGCTGTCGGTCCAGGGACAGAACTTGCAGGTGAAGGTTTGCCCGCTCGGGAACCAGACCTGTCCGCCGCTCGGGATGTTGCCGCCCGAGTCGAGGATGATGGGATTGGTATGCGCCACCCCGCCCACGTTGTCCTTGTAGACGGTCTGCTTGGTGCTGGTGCCACTTACATAGAAGAACAGTTTCGCGCCGTTGGCGGGCGTGTTTCCACCCGGGATAAAAAAGGTGGACTGAACAGAATTCGGGGCGAGATAGCACGTTGTCATGGGTCACCTACCAGTGCGGGCATTCCTCGTAGCCGAGGGCATGTAGTGTCGGGAGTTGTTTCTCCAGGCGCTTGCCGATGTCGTCACGGACGATGCGGTTCGCGAACTTGATGCGCTCAATGGTCGAGTACACCTGCGGTATCGCATCGTGTACGTCGGGCGCCAATGCCAGAGCGACACATGGCATGCTGCCGGTACTCAGGTACTGATCCTTGGCCAGGCGCATCTGCACGGGCGCGATGTTGCCCCACTGCTCCTCGATGCCGGAGATCAGCAGGCCCTCGGACTTGTGCTCCTCGTCCGGGTACGGAAACGGGGGTGCTGCCATCACCACGCCGATAGCGGTGCGCTCGTCCACCTCGAGCGTGTCCTTGCCGGTCAGGCAATCCTTCATCCACTTGACCGGGTCGCCCTTGTGGCAGTGGTACAGTATGGGCGTGCTCGGGAACCCGAAGCGCGTGGTCCACTCCAGCACCCAGGGGGTCCCTTTGTCGTCGATGATGCAGTTAAGGTCCACATCGCCGATGTGCTTCAGCTCCACGAGCAAGTCTTCCATGGGCTTCAGCACCGTGTCAGCGAGCTTGCTCTGCGAACTGTACTTGCAGACGGTGCCCATCTCGCCCGTGGCAGGACCGTAGTCACCGGGCATCAGCTTCTTGAACTCGAAGTTGATGTTCCACGTGGAACCGATAAAGCCCTTCGCGCCCATCCAGCCTGACACTCCTACCTCGATGCCCTCAATGAACTCCTGCATCATGCACGGACCCTTCAACGTCAGGCCCTGCTGTATCCATGACTTGATGCGCCATGTCATGTCAGCACTGCCCGAGCTGACGTAGGACATGGACTTGTCCTCATCGTCGCCCAGGGTCTTGAACACGAGCTTGCGGTCTTCCTTGGCAGCGTAGGCCATGGCCGCCTGCAGGGTCGGGAAGGTCTGATATTCCGGCACCTGGATGCCTTTCGCCTGCAGCGCCTTCATGCCCTGCTCGCGCTTGATCTCGAGCGCCGCTGACTTGGCAGACGGACCGAACACGGGGAAGCCGAACCCTTTGTAGCGGTCTAGCTCGGCAGTAACCGGACCGTTGAACATGTTCACGATGAGCCCGGACTTTGCCCATGCCATCTCGGTCTTCCAGGACTCCACTTTAGTGATACCCGGGAAGCCCTCGCAGTCGCGTGATTTGCCGCCCGTCTTCGGCTTCGGCTGCCACAGCCTCACGTCGTGACCCGCAGCGCTGGCACGGTAGGCCAGATCCTGCCCGGACATGTCGGAGTCGATCAGGAGGATGTTCACTCGCGATCCTCCGGACGGCGCAAGCCTAGCATTGGCGACACACCCAAATACGTTTTGCCAACAGCTTTCGGCAAGTCGCTCAATCTGACTTTGTTCTGGTTCTGCCTGAGCCGTTCGCTCGATTTGATGTCCGCGTTCAGTTCCGTGATGGACCTTGCTGGTCTGGGCGGAAAGTTCAGCGCCTGCTCTGTTGCGGCAGTAGCCGTATGCGACTCCACCATCCCCTTGGCGAGCTGGTGCATGCCGGGGACGTTGAAGATGTGTTTCTTCACACCCTCGAGCGCTGCCATCGCCATCAGGTTAGGCGTGGTCGTGGACCCTGCCTTGTTGGGCGGCATGGTCTTCACGTCCTGTGCGAATTTCAGAACGTTATCCAGTTCGGCCAGACCGGATTTGCCGAGGAGCAGTTCCAGTTGCGGACGTCCGATCCTGTTCATCGCATTCTTCATCTGGGACGGGCTGACAACCTTGTTGCCGCTTGCATCAGGGGCGATTCCCTTGGTCGCCTCTTCCTTGATGTAATCCACGCTGTTGGCAGACAGGTCACGCCATGCCTTGCGTCCTGCATCACGTACCCGCCTGTCAGTTGAACTCAGCAAGGTTTCGCGAACCCGCTGAAGGTCTGCAATCGAGCCGCCGATGACGGTCTTGTGCCACACGTCCTCGAGTGCCACCTTTCTATCTGTCCTGCTTCTGGAGTCCAGCAACTGAGCGATGGCGCGAGGTTCCTCGAACTCCATGGCGTGTGCTTTCCGTGCAGCACGCGCACCCTTGTAGAAGTCTCCCCCGGCACCCTCAGTCGTCCTGTCGATGACGCTGCGCAGTTCGCCCATGAAATGTCCGTCCGCACCGCCATTCTTGCCGAGCACATTCGTTTTCTTGCGCAACTCTTCCATCTCGCCAATGGTCAATTGCCTAACGGCTACAGGGTTTCCTGCAGCGTCCAGTTTCATGGCGCCCCACTTCTTGAGCTGGTTCTCCATGGACTCGATGGACTTGGCACTTGCTGCAGATGCGTTGTTCTCGGTCAGCCAATCAATGACAGGTTTGGGATCAACCGGCATGTTGTTTTCCGGAGATGCGCGCACCTGGTCGTACAACTTGTTGACGCGGTCGGCAGACTTGCGCTCTTTCATGGCAAGCGCGCCCTCGATGCCCGTTCTTTCGCCCGCAGGCTTTTCTCCGGCAACACGGCGCCCGATATCCTCGAGCTTTACTGACTTCGGCCCTGCACGACTCTTCAGGTCTTCAAGGTTCTCTATGATTGCCCGGTTCTGTTCCACGTGCAGATCACGTATGGCCTTGCCTTCCTTGGTCCCGGATAGCAATTCTTCCTGCCTGAGCAGTTCAGGGTCACGCGTTGCCTGACCTTTGGTGAGCGCTGTAGGCGCTTCTGCCACAACACCACCTGGCTTGATGGGCTGACGCTGTACCGTGAGTCCTGCAGCGCGGTTGATGCGCTCCTGGGTCAGCTGGTCAAGCGGAATGCTCGCGGGTTGTTGTGCTTCAGGAGCCGCTTCTGGAGCCGCCGCCTCAGGTTCAGGGGGGCCGCCGTAGCGTTTATCCAATGCCGTACCTGGAACAAGTGTTGCCTCTGGAACATCTGGCACAGCCGGGCGTGCGTACTTGGCATCTAGCGCGGAAAGCTCGGAAGGGCTGAATCCCTCAAGCGGCCCTGGCCGTGGCGGACCTTTCAGGCCAATGCGGGGAATGGCACCGGCAACGCGTCCCGAGAGTAAACTGATCAACGTATTTCCTGTTCCCTCGCCAAGAGCGCCGACGTATGGCGCCGCTGGCGATGTCAACTCCGATAACAGCATCTTGTCCGTGAGCCATTGGCTGCCCTCATGTATCCATCCTGCCACTTTGCGCGGTCCCCACGTGGCAGCATCCACCATTGTCTGCGCGCCCTCGGAGCGCGGCCGGAATGTGAGTCCTTGGGCAACCTCGTCCATATAGCGCTGACCCTGCCCGGACTCACCTGGAAGTGCAGCACCAGCAGCGCCGGCGCCAAGGGCCATGAATCCAGCAGGCACCATGGTTGCCAGTGACATGCCGGCAGCACCAACCTTGCCTAGCGTGCTCTCCTCTGACTGTCTGAGTGAGCGTTCATAGGGCGATAATCGCTCGGGCTGCGGAGCCGGTGCCGGCTCTGGCTGCGGTTCCTCTTTCTGAGCGTGCTCGAGTTCCCAGCGACGGCGAAACTTGAATCTCTGCTCCTGCGTCAGTTCAGCCATTGGGATGCTCCTTCACCCATTGCTGGTACAGCTTTTCCTCGTCTTCTTTCCATCCCCAGTTCTTGGTGTTCTTCGGCCCTTCCTTTGCTTTTCTCTGCTCTCGTTCCAGTTCTGTGAGCGCCCTTCCGGCAGCGACCCGTGCGCCCTGCAGTTCAGTCTCGCGCATCTTGCGTTTCTGTTCTATAACTCCCGGACCGTCTGATGGCATGGGAATGTAGATTTCCTGCAGCAACTTGATGTTCTCGTTCGTGATCCGCGCACCAGATTTGAGGTGTCCTGCACCTTCCAGATATGACCTTGCTGCCTGATACAACTGCTGCTGGTCTTCGGTGAGCAATGAATTTCGTCCAGTCCTGTCTATGGCGCTCAGATAACCCCTCGAATCACGCTCCACCGTGGACAGCCATCCAATGTTCTTGACCGTACCTCTTTTGTAGATTGCTTCCATGACATCATTCGCCCGCTTCATGGTCGAATAATTCAAGGCTGCTTTACGTTCAGCTTCCGGAATGGGTCGTTCGCTGCCGCCCTTGCCATAGCCCTCAGCGCCGGTTATCGGGGTCACACTAGGCTTGCCACCACCTTGCGGTGCGCGGACAACAAGAGGCGGCTTGTCCGGTTCACCTGGTTGCGGATACAGGATCTGAGCAAGCGAATAATCCGGATGCGTGGTGAGCTTGTTGATCATCGCATCCCAGATTTTGCGTCGTTCCGACCCTGGCGCAGCTTTATCCCGCTGTGCTATGGCGTAGTTCAGATCATTGCTCTTTTCCTTCTGATTCTGGAGTTCAATATCGCGCTGCTCCGCGGTGTCTTCCTCATGGGCACGCAGTCGCAACTTGTCTGCTTCGGCCATCGCTTCCTTGGCCTGCCCGGTCCAGTAAGGGTCTTTCATGGCCTTGTATGTCTCGGCCTTGCGCTCGAGGGCATCGGCCCTGTTGCGATACTCGTCGCCAAGGCGACCTTGCACTCCATCTTTAATGTTCGCTGGTGGTGCGTCCGGTACTTTCGTTTGCTGCTTGCCCTCGACTTCCGTGATGATGCGTCGCTGATTGACCTCTTCCAAGCGCTTGTCGCGTTCTTCCGGGGTGATCAGCTGCTTGTCCGAGTCATCGTTGATCTTGTCGCGTTCCCGCTGATACCGAGCCATTTTCTGCGCATATGACTCACCGCCCTGAGTCTCGTCGATAGGACCGGCAACAATGGGCTCACCTGGCCCGCTTGGCTTGATCTCTGGCCCGCCGGGCCCTGCCTTGCTGATGTCCGACAAAGGCACCGTTTGCGGTGTCCCTTCAGGATTCTTGCGAGCCGACAGCGCGGTGCTCTCTTCCTTGCGCGGGGCCACATAGATCTCGGCATCGCTCATGCTGCGACCCATGATCTCCTTGATCTTCTGCTCGTTCATGCCAAGCTCGCGCAGTCGTCCGCTGGTCCTGCGGTCCTCGATGGCTTTCTGCAGCGAACCCATGTACTTCTGGGTGGCCTCTTCCGGCGTATTGGCAGAACGCGCCTCGCTGATGGCCTGGATGTACATGTCCTGGGTTTCCTTGTCGGATTCCTCGGTCATCTTCGCGAGCGTGGCCATGCGAGTCTTTGCCGCTTCATCGGTCCGAAGAACGTACTGCGCACGGTTATCAGCAAACTGCTGTGCCATCGTGGGGTCTATCTGAGACAGCCTGATAAGCGCCCCGTCTGTCGGCTGTCCATTGATGAACATGCCGGGAATCTGGGCAAGTTGCAGCACAGCCTGCTGCTTCCTCTGCTGCTGGCCGAGCTGATTCAACGCAATGGCCTGCTGTGGGAACTGTTGCAGGGACTGTGTGGGCGCGAAGCCCATTCCAATGCTGGGATCGATTGCCATGATTATGGGTAAGCCGCGGGAAGTTGAAGACCAAGACCGCTGCCACCATTACCGGCAGTCAATCCCAGACCACCGCCGTAAGGGTCCAGCCCTTGTCCGGCGCCGTATCCCATGCCGTAAGATGGCGTTGAACCGTAGTTCCCTTGCTGCATGCCCTGCAGGTACTGCTGATATCCCGCAATACCAAGCCCTGCGCCGCTTAGCGCATTGGTGGCGCCCATCAGTCCACCTGCCTGGGCGGCTGCACCGCCGGTCTGGTAATTACCAGCCTGATTCACAGCACCGGAACCGAATCCGCCCATGCCAACCGCGGCGTTCTGACCGCTGCCGGACAGCCCGGCCAGCATGTCGTATTGCTGTCTCTGCTGCTGCGTGTACTGCTGGTAGGCGTTATTGAAGTCCGTCTGTGCCAGCCCCTGACCATACTTGCCCAAATCCTGCAACGTCTGCGGTGCGTACAGGTTTCCCCGAGCGGCAGCGCCCTTGTCGATGGCCGCCTGACCCTGCTGGAGTTGCCATTGGTAACCCGGCGATTCGTGAAACTTGTCGGCAGTGAACGGCGCGAGCAGGGAGCCCTGCTGCATGCCGCTGCCCATGGCACCTTGATAGCTTTGCTGCGCTGCAAGGTTCTTCTGTACAGCCGCTGCAAGGGCCGATGCATCGGGCATCTGACCGGGACGCTGCCGCTGATAGTCCGCAATGAGCGATTGCCGTATCTGGTCGGCTGACTGTCCGGCTACGTTGGCTCCTGCCAGCCCGCTGGGTGACTGTCCCGTGCCGAGCGCGAGCTGATTGAGCGCCGTTTGACCCGTCTGCATCCACGGCTGAAGATTGCCCGCTGTCTGCTGGTACATGGCCATCTGCTGCTGCGCGGCTGCCTGTGCTGCCTTGCTCTGCTTGTTGGCCCCGAAGATGGATGCGCCAGCACCCAGAACACCCGCGCCTGCGATTGCTGTTCCCGCCCAGGTCATGTCAACTCCTTCATGTCAAAGTGCTCGAATGTCGGAGCAATCACGATCTCTTCGAGCTTATCAAGATCGGTATGGTTATCAGGATTATGGTGAATCGTAGTCCAGACCGTTTCTTCCAGCACGTGAACGGTGCGTTTCGTGCCCGGTTCAGACACCATCGTGCAGGGGCCTTCAAGTTCCTCGAGGCCACCTGATTCGGTAAACACCTGAACTCGTCCGCGTGAAATGAAGTTTAGGTGCTGCTCGCGATGAATCTTTCCCACCAGGACAGCGCCAGCCGGCAAAGTTATTTCACGAGCATAGATACCGGGCGTGAAGATGTGTTTCAGCGGGAAACAATCGCCCTCCATGTGCCCTTCGAGTTGCCGCATGGACATTTCGAAGCCGATGATGAGACTGCGCGCTTTCACAATCTGGGGCGCTCCCAGGTCGACGATGGCGCTAAACTGTCTAAGGTCGCTCATCTCAACCTCATGGCAAAGAGTTGCGTTGCAGTACTACCAGCAGGATTCTGCCACGACTGCGCACGCACGAACGTGCTCCCGCCACCGACATCAGCGGTCACGTCCAGGGTGATGCTGGTGACCGCTCCGGACGAGAACACGCCAAACATGTCCACGGACGAATACGAACTCACCACGGCATTGATGTCGGTCTGAGACATGGAGAAGTTGGTCGTGCCGCTGTTCAATCTGGCCGAAAAACGCGCAGACGTTGCCACGTTGCAGCCGCAAAGCGCTTGTCCCATGACCAGGTAAACGCCGGTGCTGACCGATATGGTCGCCACCGTGGTGTATACGTTGGTGGACATGGTGATGGTGGTGCCAGGAACCGTACTTACATAGTTCATGGCCTGGTAACCGCCGATGGTGATGGTCCCCGCCGCTGAACTGATAGGCGAGCTGGAGACCACGATGCCGAGAATGTTGCTCGAGACCGCCACCGAGCTGACCGCGCCCCCGGTGATGTTGAACGTGCCCGTCGCACTGCTGACCGTTGCGCTGATGGTGATGCCATAGGCGCTGCTGGACAGGATCACGGAGGAAATGGCACCGCCTGTGATCGTGAAAGTCCCAGCGGCGCTGCTCACTGTGTTGCTGATGGTAATGCCGTATGCACTGCTGGACAGGACCACCGACGAGATGGCGCCACCGGTGATGATCATGATGCCGGATGCGGTGCTGACGGTCTGGCTGCTGACCGCGATCCCGTAGGCCGTGCTGCTGATGGTGGCCGATGTGACCCCTACCGAACCCGTCAGGGTTTGAGTGCCCGTCGCCGATGAGACCGTCGGGTTAGTGACCGCCAAGCCCACCACGGCACTGGAAAAGGTGATGGAGCTGATGGCACCGCCGTTGATGGTGACCGTTCCAGGCCCAGGAGCCGTCACCGGGGAATTGGCAATGGTGAGCCCGTAAGCGTTGCTGGACAGGGCTACCGAGGTGATCCACTGGTTCCCTGTCAGCGTCTGGGTGCCTGTTGCGCTGCTGATTACCGGATTGGTCACCGACAGGCCCGTGATGGCACTCGACAGGACCGCAGAGGAGATAGCTCCGCCACTGATGGTGAACGTCCCTGAAGCGCTGCTGACCGTCTGGCTGACGATGATGCCGTAAGCGCTCGAGGATACTGTGGCAGAACTGATGGCCCCGCCGCCCAGGGTAATGGTGCCGGAAGGGGCGCTGATCGGGCTGCCTGCTGCCACCGTGATCCCGTAAGCGGTACTGCTCATGGCAACCGCTGCCGAGGTAATCCACGGATTGCCGTTGATGGTGAACGTGCCAGTCGTGCCCGTCACCGGAGACCCTGCGATGGTCATACCAGTGATGCCGCTGGACAGGGCCACGCTGGTCAGGGTGCCGTTGCCGAATGGCCCGCCCGTCAGCGTGAATGTCCCCGCGGCGCCGGTCACTGGACTCCCGGCCACAGAAAGTCCAGCAACAGCACTGGAGAGGGCTACGCTGGTCAGCGTACCGGACCCGAATGGGCCACCGTTGAGCGTTATGGTGCCACCAGCACCCACGACAGGGCTTCCAGAGACCGTCAGGCCCGAGACGGCACTGCTCAAGGCAACGCTGGTCAGGGTGCCGCTACCGGCTCCTGCTGGCTGCCACGTGACCCACGCATCCGGATTGGTGCTGGCCAGGAAAATGGCGCTCGACAGGGACGTGTCGAAGTACGGCATGCCGATATACCGCCCGTCCATGGTGGACGTGGGACGGCTTGACGTGGGTCCGCTGCGGCTCGCATTGAACGTGACGTTCTGCAGGGAATGGAAGAAGCTCGCCCACTCCTGCTTGACCCCAATAATTTTGCCCTGGGCGTCAACAATGAGCATGTCCGACAACGAGGCCGGCATCTGGATGCGTGGCCCCGTGATCCCGGCCATCAGAACCCCGCCACCGTTATCTCGGCACTCGCCCCGGTAATGACGCGCTGCACGGGGTCGGTAATGCGCAACTTCAGCACCCAGTCGCGGGCAGCACCCAGCGAGCGCCACTTCACCCGCTGCGTGTACTCGCCTATCTGTCCCATGCTCGAGTAGCCAACACTGAAGAACGTATTGCCGCCGTCCTTCGATACCTGCAGATCCATGACTGGGATAGAGCCCTGACCGGTCACCAGCCCGACACCCGACTGAACATCAATCTGGATGTCATTTATGCCTAGGAATTTGTCGTCATTCCAGATGTGCTTGCTCCAGATCTCCATGGGCAGGATGGAGCCGGAGTCGGTATTCGTATGCGGGTTCATCACGTACAGCGCGCCGCTTCGGTAATCTGCCACGATGATCTTGTTCTGGAACAGGGCGAACTTCTGTCCCCAGAAACGGGTGCCGTCGCTCGCCTGTACTTCGCTCCAGACATTCGTGAGACCGTCATACATCCATGTATCGTCTCCCGTTGGCAGGTTCAGCAGATACATGGGGTGACCATCGAACATGAACCCGAACCCCAGGGCATCGGTCGTGGTCATGTAATTGCCGAGAATCTCGTCAATGTCGTGGTCCGATATTTTCTGCAGGTTGAAGCCCTGCAGGCGCGCCACCTGAACACCGCCCATCTTGTTCCTGAACAAGCCCACCACGGAGTTATCGAACTTCGCGAGCGAGAACGAGGCATTCAGCCCGAACTCCTGTGACGAACCCGGAATGAGCGCAAACGGAAAGTCAGGCGTTCCCTGGTTCTGCCAGAACTCCGTGTAGACATCGCCGAACAGGTTCAGGATGGAATGGTCCGACATGCAGCCCTGTAGCGAACCGGCACCGGAACCCGCGAAGTTGATCTGTATCGCAGGCCATATGGTCGGGTCCACGCTCGGAGTGATCTGGCTCAACTGGAACTGACGCCCCGTGCCGCTGGTGACGATGAAATAGCTGTCTTGCCACGTCACCATTTCCGGAGTGGTCGTGAAATTCCCGTCCGTGATACGGTTGACCCCAGCCGGCACCGACATGTTGTAGACGTATCCGTTCGCGCCATCCACAATCACGAGGAACTTCCCATCGTCGGCCATGGATACAGGTCCGGTCGAAGTCAACAAAGTACCGATGGCCGTGACAACCCCGGAATTGTTGATGGAGTACACCGCCTGTCCATGAACCGTGAACAGAAGCGGTTGCGTCAATGTGTTGACGGCCCACAGTCCGCGACTTGGATTGACACCGAGGGAACTGATGAACGGGTCGAGTCCCGGCCTGCCTACCAGGGCATATTCGGTGCGGTCAGGTTCCTTGCGCAGCTCGGCGAAACAGTTGATGCGCCGCTGTGCCGTGATGGCCCAGGACTCGGACTTGGTGCCTACGCCGAAAAGTTGGACGCGCACATTACCCCCGCGGGAAGCCGTCCATGTAGATGTTGTAGGTGGCATTGCTGCGGCTCACTATGGACGGGTCGAACTCGGCCACCATCTCCTTGATGTTCGCCCTCTTGATGTTCCCCTTCGCCTCTGCCGCGTTCTGCACAAGCCGCGCATAGGACTTCTCGTCCAGCAGCACGGGGAAGCCGGCGCTCTGCATGTCCAGCGCGAGATTGAGCACGTAGGCCCGCTCATACCCGACCGGCAGGGACAGCGCCGTGGTGAGAACGGAATAGTCCACCTGGTCGGTAGTGGAGTTATAGAACACCGTGTAGCCGATCAACGGCACCGGAAATACACTGATGACGCCCAGCGGGTACTGGCTCGAGTAGAACAGCATGTCCGGTATCTGGCTGGTGATGCCCTTTTCCCCGATGTCGTCCCACTCCTGCTGCGTGATCACCCGCATGGGGTAATCGTTGGCGTTGCTGTCGCGCAGGAACGCGCTGATGATGTCGTATGGCCGAGTGGCGTTGATCATGCCGCCAGTCCCGATGGTGTAGTTCTGCGTCCCTGCCACCAGCGGGAAGCTGCGCTGCAGGATCACGTAGGACATCAGCGACTCGTTCGACCATGAGTCCAGCAGCCGGTTGAAACAGGACAGACCATCGGTAGCATCTGCCGCAGACATGACCTCTGTGCGCCCCAAATAACCCAGGGCACGTGCTGATGCTGTGATGATGTCTGCGGCGGTTGTCATTTAGGCTGCCTCCGGGGGTTTCTGTGCCTGTGTGAGATGCGTATGGAAGTTACCCTGCCATCCCTTGATGCCGTAGTGGCCGAACGCGATGTTCGGATAGATCCACGACTCGACCCCGATCTCCTGCATCCTGAGGCCGAATACACGGTCTTCGCCCCAGCGCAGTGATGTGCCGTCCGGGCTCACCTTGCGCTCGCAGACGAAGAACTCGGTGTACAGGCGCTCTGGATAGCTCGGGTCTGCACCCATGTCGTGGTACACATAGTCTTTGTAGTGGTCCTTGTACTTCTGCAGGGCAGCACGCTTGATGCGCAGGAAGCCGCCTGCCAGATACTGGGCTTTAAGGAGCGCAGAACCGTCCGGCAGGATGCGACCGACGGGATGGAACGTGCCTTCCTTGTCTGCCGATGGTTCGAGATGTGGGCGTGCCGTGAATGTCTCCCACATGTTCTTCTGTGGGTACGAGCCCTGCACGATCTCCTCGGGCTGCATCAGCATCTGGATGAAGCCGTTCGGATCCCATTGCATATCCGAATCGATCATAAAGATGTCAGTCGCGAACGGGTCTTCGAGGAACTTGTTGAATAGCGTGTTCTTCGCCCTGTCCACGTAGGAATCCCCTGACAGTTCCCAGAACTCGTGCTCGATGCCGTTACGGGTCAGTATCTGGATGGTCTGCACCAGGCTCGCTATGTAGGGACTGAAGCCGCGCATCTCGTAGAACGGCGTGGCGATGATGACCTTCATCCTCGGCTGGTAGTACGGCAGCTTCGCATCGTAATAACGCTGTTTCAGCTTCCTGCCCTCTGCCTGGTCAAGTATCGACTTGTTGCCATCGTGGATGCGGGTGTGCGTCAGTGACTCTTCTATGACATGGATGTTTTCGCGCTGCAGGAGCCGCAAATACATCTCGAAGTCGGTCAGAACACCGTGTTCTGCGTTCCAGCCGCCGAGGTCGAGCAGCACCTTGCGGCGGTACATTCCGACCCCGAAGTACTGGTTGCCGTAGTACATTTGCCGAAGCCACTCTTCCCTGGGCTTGTTCGCTGCCTTCTGGATGTGCTTGAACGTGTGGTCAGCGGCGTACGGGTTGCCGTCCTTGTCTATGAAGTCCGTCTGTGTCGCCACGAACTCAAGCCAGGGATCGCGCACGAACTCGTTCACCATGCGCTCAATGGTGCTGGGATCTATCAGGTCATCGGCGGCAAGGGACACGAACCATTCACCCGTCGCCATGGCCGCCATCTGGTTGATGGCCGCTACAGTTCCCCGGTTTTCGTCGAACTGGAGGAACCGGATACGGTTGTCGGAGAAGTTCTGTATGACCTTGACCGATTCATCCGTGCTCGCGTCATCCAGAACCAGCACCTCAATATCCTGGTATGTCTGATTAAGTGCCGACTCAATCGCATTGGCAACGTACCCGGCCATGTTGAAGTTCGGGATCCCTATGCTGACCTTCCCTGTCGTGGGCGGGAACGGGATCGGATGTCTCTCCCGCACAAGCGCCATGTCGGCCGCAAAGCGCTCCGCCTGGCCCTCGTGTGGCGCTGTAAGCCTCGTGTCGGGTTGGTCAGCATCTGCAAAGCGGTACGGCAGGATGCGGCCTTCGTACTTCTCGAAGAAGCGCACGAACCATTCGAGATCGGACGGACCGAACAGTGCGGGGTCGAACCCGCCGATGTCGGCATAGCACTCGCGCCGC